GGAAATCTACTATCAGTATCTCTATGTGCTCCTGGCATTTAAGTAGACCCCGACAAATTTTCTACATCTATTGTTTTTGCAGATGGATTTATATCTACTTTATCAGCAACTATTTCTATTCTGTTAGGTAACATTAAAATGTAAGAACTACCACAGGTTAGAATTACTCTTTCATCACCAGTAATTCTAACTGTTTTTTTAGAGAGAACATCTAATGTTCCATTTTGAACATGTATTGCATATTCACCATTTTTTACTACATCATATCTTGATTCACCAGTGGAATGAAAATAATCTCCCTCTACAGAGATTGATTCAGATCCTGTATGTTTTCTATTTATATTTCCACTGGTAATTTGATTTCTGTTGTTTTTGGAACCAGGCGGTGTTACATCATTATGAACTCCCTTAGTAATATCGGTACGATTTCCACCCACAGCACTAGAACGATTTTTTCCCGCCTCCTCGCCTTTTTCTTCTCCAACAGTTTCTTTACTACATCCTAAAGTGTTACGATCTGAATTATCATCTGTAGTATCACATTGATTTTTTTGTTGCTTTCTTTCACTGCCACCTTTAGAGTCGACAGACATAGCTCTCCGAGTATCACTATCATAATCATTTGTTCTAATACAACCAGTAGGATCTATTGTTGAATCATAATCTTGTCCTGCACTATTTCCATCAGCACTAGAATAAGTAACTGTTAATTTACCTGATGGTCCAGTTGTTTGTGTACAGAACTTATTTTCTTTAAGTTCTCTTGTATTAGTACTAGCATTAAATGTGTTTGGTGGTGGAGTACGACCACTATGTTTTATATGTTCTGACATTATGTTACTTTCTTTATAAAGTTTAATAATTGTATTATATTAGAATCATTAAAAATATCATCTAATTCATCGATTTTAGATATAAGAATATTTTTATCTATTTCTGGTAAAGAAATATTTGTATTTCCTGGCATTCTATTTAAATGTGTTAAAAATTGATTTGCTATTTCTGGAATACTAAAATTTGTAAAATTTAAATTTATAGACATATTTTTAGATTTACTGTCAAGTTTTAATGCTAAATTTGCATGTTTTTCTATAACATTTTTTAAAACATTTTGTTCTTTTATTGTAGCGTTGAGCAACTTATTCATTTTTGTTTGATCTAAAAATGAATTTGGTATATGACTTGTTTTTGCAGAATTTATAGCACCACCCAAAATAGGACCCAACATACTAACTAAATCTGATTGGTTTTTTGAATTTTTACCAACTCCCTTTTCTTCAGATGTATCTGCTATTTCATTACAAAATTTTTCTAAAAGATCATTTAATATAGGTACTGTTAATGTCAATGAAACTATGTATGGAGATAATTCTGTTGCTAAACCAATTTCTGAATTAAAATAAACCTCCTGCTCTAAACTATCAAAGGGCAAATAATCTGTAGTTCTAATAGTATAAACAGTTTCTCCTTCAGGTCCTTCAAATTCAACATAACCTGGATATGGATCTTCATCTTTTGTATAATAAACTTGAGAATATAAATCTGGAACCTCTGAAACAACATTAGGTGGAATAGCATCGCCAAAAATAATTTCAGGAATAATAGAAGTTGGTATATCATCTTCACCATATAATAGTGCTGATATGTATAAACTTAAAAGAGCATTTTTAACAATTTCTTTATAATCTTCTAATAAATCGTCAAAATTATTAAAAAGAGGTAATGTAAAAGAGGTAACTACAACACTATAACCATATTGTTTAACAAGAATATTTAATGCCCCAGTAAGAGAATCTGTAATTATTTCTTTTACGCCTTTCGTAGGAGTTTGACCACCCCCATCATTTCCTGGTGCTCCAGAACTATTTCCAGGACTTCCTATTGATGATAAAGTATTATTAATTTTAGAAACTTCATCATAAAATCTAGGAAAAATATTAGATAATCTTTGAGGATCTACATCTTTCAATGCACCTAATATTGTGTCTATTATTAAAGATCCTGCAACGGTTGGTATTTTTCCACCACCAGTTTTTGTAAATTTCTTAAAATGTTCTTCTATTAATTTTTCAATAGGTATATTCTTCTCTGTTGGTTCTATCATAATATAATCCTTTTTAAATGTATTAATTACGTATGTGTTATTGTTTTTGCAGGATAATCACAAGTATCGTGATTAGGATCTTCTACATTTGATGCAGATCCACCAAGTCTTACATTATGAGGATTTCCTGGAGTCCCTGTTAATCTTTGAGTTTGATTTCTATTTTCTGCTAGTTTACCAAGATGTCCATCTCTATCAGGATTAGTATTTCCAACATTGCTATTTTCAGTACCAAACGGTATTCCCGAAGTTCCTAATATATGAGGAACTCCACTTATATCACAGCACAATACTGTTGTTCCTATAGGTAACATTGGAGAAGTTCCTATACCAAAAAGATCAGGCGATTGGACATTATTTATAACTTTCGCTCGTAGCAGATCTTTTTTATCAATATCTTTACAATCTTGATCTAATCTCCTAACTAAAAATCCACAATTCATACCCCCTGCAGCTGTTTTTTGATCCTCTTTAGAGTCATTTTCAGTAGGTCTTCCTACTATTCTTGCTAAATAAAAAGACTCACTCACTATGCTGTCTCCTCTTTTCTTATACCATGAATTTCTTGAGTATATGATATATCTATATTTGGTTCTAACTGATGAACAATAGCATAAACTAAACAATTTCTTCCAAAATTAGGATTCCCAGTACTAGATTCATTTGCTGGAACATCTACATTTGTAGTTTTTCCTATGTCTACTCCCTTAGAAAAACATTTTATTCTAAATGCATTAAAATTTCCATTCGTATAATCACTATTATTTGGTTGCTTTTCTAACATAGAATCTTGTGATTGTTTATTATTTAAAGCATCTCTAAGATTATAAAATGCATTTTTTAAATTACCTTCAACATTTTCACCAAAAGTAAGATTTCCATTATATGGATTATAAGTTGAAGTTGATACACTTTTTCGTTGTCTTTTATTTAGTGGACTCATCTGTGTTGATGCTTCTGGTATATCTATAATATAACTATCATTAGGATCACCAGAAGAATTTACATTTTTTTGATACGTGACTCCAGAAAAGTTTCTAAACATTCTACTAAAAGTAGTAAAAATAATTTTACCAGAATCACGATCAACATAACTTCTAAAAGGAGATTTTTCATTTTTTTTAGCACATTTTGCTAACAACAATTGATGAGCTTCAGAGAAATTTTTAGTGTTTATATTTTGTGATGTTGGATCTGGTGTAACTCTGACTTCCATCCCTGCACCAAGTCTTTTATATAAAATATCAAGTGCATATGTAGGAGGTTTATCTTTATAACCGAAGGTAAAACTATTATGTGAATTTTTTGTATACACTCCACCTAGTTCAAAATCATAAGTATCATGTTTAATTGATGTTGTATTATCTATTTTACTATCTTTGACAGATGATATATTATTCACGTAATTAACAACAAAGTTAAAATTATATGTTTTTCCATTATGATCTGTCCATTTACAAGAACATGGTTCGTCACCGAATCCCTTAAACTTTTCTATAGAATTATCTGGATCAACTACTATTACATTTCCTATTGCTCCAAAAGGATATTCTAAAGATTCTTTAATATTACAGCTTACTATTCTTGATTTTGAAAAAGTTAAAGAACCAGCGGTAAAAGTAATATCGCCAATTTGACCAGGATTCATTTATTAAATTTCCTCCATTAAAGAAACTAAATTAACCACAACATTAGTAGAAAAATTACTATCTAGAACTTTAATAGTTTTATTAAATTCATTTTTTTCTAATTCTTCATCATAATGAGTAACACCTCTCCAATAAACTTCTTCTTCAGGTGCTATGTTGTTAGATTCGAGTGTAGCAGAAGTAAATATAGTATTTACTTCACTCTCTCTACCATATATATAACTAGAGCCTGAAATAGTAATAGTATTACTTTCTAAATGTGTTCCTGATAAATGTTTTAAATATACTCTTGTATTAGAAGAAGAAATAACTTGTCCAGAACCAGTATTTGATGCTGTAAATACAATATCACATATTTCATTTTCTGTAAAATTAGTATTACTCACTTCATAAGAAACAATTTTATTTGTTGTTATCTTCCAATCTTTTGGTACTCTTTTATACTCTAATATGTTACCAAAATCATCATATACTGGATGCCAATATTTTTTCAAAGAAAAAGCAAGTGCTTCATACCCATTTGTTTCTAATGGATCGCTATTTGTCCAGTCATTTCTATAGTAATCAATCTTTTGTTGGGATTCTACAACAGATCCATATTTTGTGGTAAGAAAAGAATTAAACTCATCATCTGATAAATACCATTCATAATAAGGATCTACAATTTTATTTGATAGATATAATATCCATGTCTTGTATTGATCATCATAATATCTATAACTAAACTGATCTGGTCTTTCATTTTCTGAAATATCATAAGTATAGAAAATGTAAGGACTAAAATAAGCAATGTCTGTAAATTTTATTCTTCGAGTTATATCAACACAAAAAGTATTAGAATATGTTATTTGTGGAAACTTATCAAAATATCTGTCTTGTGGCATTATCTTGAACCTCTAGGAAAAGTATTCTTTGTCCATATCTGAATTTCTTTAAATGATAATTGCAATTTAACATGCACAGGAGCACCATTTCTATTAAATGCTGGTTGTCCAGCACCAGTATAATCAGCTGATACTGCAGTAATAGCAGCTGGTTTCATAACAAAGGTATAATAATCTGCTGGATAAAGTTTCATAAGGACTATAGAAGGATACTCGTATACTGGACCTAGTTGTGTAGGAGCTGCTGCATATTTAAATTGATGAACTATATCTGAAATTATTTCAGTCTCTGCTTCATTATGTGCTACTAAGTCCCAAGCAAAAGTATATTCTTTAAAATTTGGCTGTTTAAATACCATATACAATCCTGGATTAACTCTTGCACCCGTTTGTGAAGACTGAATATCATTCAGGACCATACCTCTTTCTATAGCTCTAGTTGGATCTATACTTGCTATATCTCCTAAAACAGACCGCTGTTCCCAATTTAATACACTCAGATCAATTAATCTTGATGGTATTGGTAGTATAATACCTGGTTGATCTATTGTAATAGCTATATTAGTTCCACTTGAACTAAAAAGGTTTTTAAGATTTTCTTCAAGAGAAGAACTAATATTTGGAGTTAAAGATGAAAGAAGATTAGAAAGATTGTTAAAAGAAGAAGTTATGTTACCTGTTCCTAAATTAACATTAGGTGTTGCTTGTCCTGTGTTATACTTCACAAACTGAAATGCCATGTAAAAATTTCTTCCAGACTGAACTAAATCTCTTGGAAAAACAGTTCCCTCTGCAACAGCTGGTTTTGGTTTTGTAGGAACATTGTTTGGTAAAGATCCTTCGTAAAATAATGGCATATTATTCCTATTTTATTTTTATAAATACTTTCATTTATTTATATACAAAATGAGCAAGTATAAAGGTTTTTTTAAACCAAAAAATCCAGATAAGTATATGGGAAATCCAACTAACATTATTTATCGTTCAAGTTGGGAATTGAAATTAATGATAAGACTTGATGAAGACCCAAGTATAATATCTTGGGGTTCTGAAGAAATAGTCATACCATACCGTTCACCTATCGATAATAGAATACATCGTTATTTTGTTGATTTTATAGTAAATAAGATAAATAGAAATGGTAAGAAAGAAACGGTGTTAATAGAAGTGAAACCAGCAAATCAAACTAGACCACCAAAGAAAAAAGAAAAGATTACCAAAAGATATTTATCTGAGGTAAAAAATTGGGGTGTAAATGAAGCAAAGTGGAAAGCAGCTAAAGAATTCTGTGAAGATAGAAAATGGACCTTTCACATATTCACAGAAAAAGAGTTAGGAATTAAATAATGAACTTTTTCGATATACTAAAAAAATCAGCAAAAAAATTATCACAAAGTGAATATTTTAATTTTTTAAAGAATATATTTTCACAAAAAGGAACAAATGCTTTTTCTCCTGGAAAACTTTATGCCTTTTCTTACAATGACCCAAAAACTAGAGATAGATTAGACCATTGGGATACAACACCAATTATATTATTTTTAGGTCCAGCAAAAAATGGTTTTTATGGTTTGAACTTTCATTATCTTAGTCCAGGAGAAAGAGCTGCATTTTTAAATGAACTTCAAGACAACGAATCTCAAAATGTAAAAATAAATGTAAATGCTATACAGAATTTAACAAAAAGTCCTATGTTTAAAAGATCAATTAAACATTACATAAGTTTTAGAGCTAAAGGTATTAGAGAAATACCCCCAGGTAAAGATTTTGAAAATTGGATAAATATTTTACAGATGTCAACAGGAAACTTTACTAGTGATAGAAGAAGACTGGGTTCAAATTGGACACCATACTAAGGAAAAATAAATGCCTTTTAATATAAACGATTTTAGTTCACATATAAAACAAAGTGGATATTTAAAAAGAAACAATTATGATTTAATTGTATCACCACCACCAAATTTATTAGGTTTTATTATTGGAGGCAATGAAGAAATAATATCTACTGATGTAACAAGAATGATGACATTTAGGGTTAATAATGTAAGAACACCACAAGTTTCTCTAAACACAACAAATATTAGAAGATATGGTGTTGGACCAGTGCAGAAATATGCATACACATCTCAGTTTAATGAAATTATTTTTACTATTACTTGTGACGAAAAAGGAACTATTTGGCATTTTTGGCATAATTGGTTAAGATCAGTCTTTGATTCTACTGGTGGTTCTGACCAACTAACTGGAAATTTTAACACATTTCCAACATACTATTCTAGATTTAGAGACGAGTATTCTTCTACAGTACAGTTAAATTTATATGATCAAATAGCACAAGATGAGAAAACTGGAACTTTGAGATTTGATATGTTTGAAACATATCCAGTTAATATAATGGAAACACCACTTTCTTGGTCTGATACAAGACTTCTTGAATTGACCATAGTATTAAATTTTAAAGATTTTACTATAGTTGGTTCTGATGTAGAAAGAATTGAAGAATTTGGATTTTTTTAATTTTTAAAACGGAGATAAAATGTTACCTAAATTAAACCACCCCATTCATAATATTGAAGTGCCGTCACTAAAAAAGAAGAAAAACTTTAGACCTTTTTTAGTAAAAGAAGAAAAGATTCTTTTAATGGCAAAAGAATCTGACGATTCTAATGATATTTTAGTTGCAGTTAAACAAATTGTTAATAATTGTTCTCTAGATCCAGATTTTAATATTGATGATTTAGCATTGTTTGATTTAGAATATATATTTCTTCAATTAAGAGCAGTTTCAGTTGATGATATCTTAACTGTTTCGTATAGAGATAATCAGGATGAAAAAATATATGATTTTGATATAAAATTAAAAGATATAAAAATAGATATTCCTAAAGAAACAAAAAATGTTATAAAAATTACTGATGACATTGGAATGATTATGAAATACCCATCCACAAAACTATATGAAGATAAAGAATTTTTAAACGAAAAAGATGAACAATTATTTAAACTTATTGTAAGATGTGTAGATAAAATTTACAAAGGTGATGAAATTTATGATTTAAGAGATTATTCATCAAGTGAAATAGAAGATTTTCTTGAAAATTTGAGTGTGAAAGTTTTTGAACAGGTTCAAACATTTTTTGAAAATTGTCCAAAATTACACCATACAATAAAATATAAAAATTCTCTTGGAAATGAAAGGACTATAGAATTAAATTCTTTAAATGATTTTTTTACTTGGCGTTGAGTCATACTAATTTAGAAAATTACTACAATACAATTTTCTCAATGGCTCAACATCACAAATACAGTATATATGATTTGGAAAATTTGATTCCTTTTGAAAAAGATTTGTACATTAATATGCTATTAAATTATCTAGAAGAAGAAAAAAGAAATAGAGACCAAGAAAGTCTAAGTTAATGGCAGAAGAAGAAAATAATACAAATAATCAATCTACACAAATAATAACAGATAGAATTGATTCTTTGTCTTCAGAATTAAAAATATTATCACGGGTAATAGAATTTGATAAAAAAGTTACAGAAGAAAAATTAGAGAAAATAGAGTCTAATAATAATAACAATCTAAGAGAAGAATCAAAACAAAATTTTGAAAAATTATTACAAATAGTAACACCAACTATAAACAATTTAAATTCTTTTCTAAATGATAATGATCTAGAGCAAATAACAAAAAATCAAAATGAATTAGAAAATATATTAAAAAATATTGAAAAAAATATTAGTTTTATTGAAACTAATGCATCAAAACAACTTCAGAAACTTAGCTCTGATTCTGATAAAATAATAGACAAAATAAACAAATTATTTTTATTTTTAGAAAGAAAAAATAGAAAAGAAACAAAAGAAAAAAATAGAGATTCTGTTACATCAGATCCAGTAACAGGTAGCACCGTATCTGGACAAAGTGATACATTAGTTACTAATCAAGCAGACGGCACAAAAATAGAAAACAGAAGAAATAGAGATTCTGTTTTTAAAAGAGTAAGAAGATCAATTCTTGCCAATACTCTCGGTGGTTTGGCAATAGGTGGACTAGTTAGTTTACCATCAGCACTTGGAGTTGAAGAACCATCTCCAAATGTTGTACCACCAGCATCTTTGCCATCTAGAGCGATTGGAGGACCAGTTACTGATGTGGGGAGTACCAATACAGGAGGACCACCATATAAAGTTGGTGAAAGAGGAGCAGAAATTTTTACTCCAAATTCACCAACTACTACACCTGATGGCT